TCAAACATAGCTATTGAGTCATGTATTTTTGTCCAGTAAGTTCAGTTAATGTCTATTATGTCAAGAACGCCAACTTCAACATTTGATTCTTTTTCAACCAAATCTAGTAGCCATATTCTTAAATCTTTTGCTACTTTTGTTCGTGAAAACATACCAATAAGATAAGCTCCACGCAGGGAATATAATCTTACATCGGATACAAATTTATTGTAACTCGTTGATTTATCCGAGGTCCTCACTTTGGCTACAACACTCATACTGGCAGTAAATTCGTCTTTATGTCTGTTATAAAGATTAGCGACTTTTTTGCTGTCTTTATATTCAAGTAATTTTGCTAAATGTTCACCTGTGAGCCATATCTTATTATCTCCATTATTAAAAGGAGCAATATTGTGGGTTTTAAATGTTAATACACTATTCATGATGTCTTCCTTACTTAGGTAATGAACCTTTGCCACATAGGAAATCAGCCCATCGAAGTGACATCAGCAAAACTGATTACCTCAAAGGCTCATTCCTAAATAACGGGTTCGATGTTTGGATTAGTTGCGTATGTGGCACGCTAGATTTGTTAAGATTTGAACGTGTCAATTACCGATTCATTGACACTGTGTTTTGATATATTCTTTGCAGATATTCCGTCTGCTTTTCGTTCTCAGCTATCATCGCTCTGAGACGGAAATAATCTTCTCGAGCTGCCTCACCAAGTTGTGGGGGTGGCTTCATCATGTCGGCTCTGGGGGGTAGCGGTTTTGGATGTACGACACACGGCGTTGAGGCGCAACCACTTGTTACCAGCACGAACAGCATCATGCAGCTTATCAAGCTCTGTTTTGGCATTATTCAGTTCCTCGGTGTGTTGAATATTGAGTTGATGTAAGGTATCGATTTTTTGCTGTTGCCGTTTCACGGCTTCAATTTGTGCGTGATATTGCTGTTTTAATGTTTGGTAGTTTTGCCTGATGGTTTGATAACGGTAGTTGATAAAAATAAGTGAGAGAATTAACCCTGCAATAATCACTCCGATAAATGAGTAAGGTCGCCATAACATATTACGCTCTCAATTTCCCGACGGGTAATTAGCCCTTTCCAAACTTCGCCTTTCACATAAACCCACCGCTTCATCTCATCACATGCCCCTTTTCGGTCATTGTTGTTGAGCTTTTTGAACAAGGTCGATTTGCAAAATTACCCACGCCCACGTTATAAGCAAATGAGTAAAGGGCTGCCTGTGTTAGCGTGTTGATATTGACCTTAATCAACGGGTCAACATAACGCTTAACGGCTTTTAAATCGTCATTAAGCCACTTATCGCAGTCTTCTTGCGTGTACATCCGGTTACGCACAATATCCTTGCCTGTGTGCCCGTAGCAAACAGAAAGAATACCGCCACCGTCAAAATAGGGCTTAAGTCTCAGCCCTTCGAAATGCGTTATCATCGCTGAGGCTAAAAACAGCGCACTACCGCCCGTTGCCATCAATATTTTTTTCGGTATCTTCATACTGACGCTCCTTGAGTTTGTACTCCTTTTTGCGGTAGTACACGTTGATAAAAAATGTCCCTATCGTGCAGACAATACCCATCACAGCTACCCACTGCTCAAGGGTAAAAAAATCAAAAATCGTTGTCATGACTCCCCCGATGGTGGTCATGATGCCCCACAGATAGGCGGCAGGTGTTGAGTATTTTTCAGACATGCGCATATACCCTACCTTTGAGGGTTCCATTGCTTTAAATTAAACAGGGGAGCCAACCGCCTTACTCATTTATGTTTAATGGCTTGTGAGTATTGCGGTGGCGTAAACGAAAAACCCCACGCTTTCACATGGGGCTATGCACTACTGCCTTAATTACCTTATATGTACCCTACGAGCTTATAAAAAGTAGTGCGTTAACAAGATATAATTATTAGGTCAATGAAACAACAAAAAACCCCACAAAAGTGGGGTTCTAATATATGTTTAAGCGCTAACTCAATAGCTATACGCTACTATAACATATAATACTGTACGGATGTACGGACAGTCAAGCATTTTACTGAATGATTTGATCAATATTTAACGTCGTTGTAGAAATTGCTGAATTTCGGCTTGTTGCCAGCGTGTTAGTGTATCTGCCAGAACAAGAGTATGCTCCTTACTCTCTTCGAGTAATTGTTTCATTTCAGCTAATACCTTGTCTGCATCCTCACGTTTACGGAGCACTCTCCTTACGGCCTGTTTCTCAGCCTCATAAATCGCTTCTTTAACACCATTGGTGAAGTTATAAATCTTTTCACATTCTTTTGCGATTATGGGTATCTGATTAACTTCAAAATTTTGGGGTGACTCTACCCCTGTTGCATGACGTAGAGCATACCAGATGCCTTGCGTCCACGAACGCTCAAATCGGAAGCCGTTAGCCATCGTCCAAATGAGACGAGAAAGGTGTGAGGTGTCATCTGCGGTTAATAATTCTCTGGCTTCTGGATAGTGTTTAGACGTATTAAATATTTTTTCTGAATGAAAATAGCAATCTTCTAATTGCTCGAAGACTTCCCATGCTTGATCTGTCTCTAGCATCTTTGCATGACGAGCAGCTCCGCGCTCTGTCCACAAAAGCAGATGGCTTATTTTTGATGAAATATTATCCAAACCTCTTTTAGAAGTCTGGTTTTTAAATTCTTTTAATTCTAAACCCATTAACTTGAAAAAATGTTTACCTTCAATAAAGCGGCTAATATTACGTTGATAATTTTGACGAACTAACTTTGGGTTTACCCCATAGAGTTCTGCCATCAATTCAGTAGTAACAACAGGAATGTTTTTAAAAGTAACAACTGAAAGACTTCGAATTGGGTTTTGATTAGTCATAACATGACTCCTGAATGTTTAGTATCGTTTTGCCACTGTTAAGTATGGTGGCAGGCTTCAACTACCGCATTCAGACGGTGGAGCTTATTCCCCAAATTGGGTATTGTATTAGGCTCTCTCGACCCGCCATTAATTAGCGTTGCCATATTTCAGGCACAAAAAAGCCGCATAACTATCGGGTGCGGATGACCGCTGAATGCTGTAGTAAGTTCAGCATACGATAGTCTATACGATATTGTCAATTTGTTGCTTTAATGAGTGTGTGAACAGTGCCCGCTATGTAGGATTCAGCCCTACCCATGTAAGCGGTGATATAGTCAGGTCTTTTCTTCCAGTTTTTAGCTATCATCCGGCATGAAATATGATGCTGATAATGTAAGCAAATAATGTTATATCCATCGATATCATATTTTTTTAATCCGGCTACTGCTTTATCAACTATTTCGCCTTCCTCATCGCTTAGCCAGGGTCTGTCATCATCGAATTTAACAGGAGCAATGGTAGACATACCTTTGTATTCGGTTCCAATTCGGCTCATGCTCCAGTTTCCCCATCCTTCCAGTAAATCTTTTACGTGTCTACTCATCTGTCCTCCGGCAAAAACAGGAATAGGGGCATGGTCTCAATGCCCTGCGTTGAATGTTGGTATCTTGATTACGCTATTACCCAAATGGTGATAACCAGTTTTCCGCCCTTAATGATTTCCTTGCGCTCAACGTGCAACACATCTATCTGAGAATCATCAATTATCAAACCACCATGGCAGAGTGCATCAATCGGTGCTTTCATCAGGTTATCTAAATCTCGCTTGCGACGGTCAGGTGGATAGACCCCTACTCAACCCCTAAACGTTGCGATAATCGCTTACCGAGCTTCTGATGCAGAATTTCAGCGACTACCGACTGACGGTATAATCTGCCTTTTGTGGTGATGAAGTGTTTGTGTTTGGCGTGATACCAGTAGTGATTGACAGAAGGTGGGAAAGGAACGGTGATGTTATAAGTTTTCATTCATAGCTTAATCTCTCTCATCTCCACCCCTTTAGCGGTATAACCGGTTAACTGTTTACCTGCTATTCGTTGACGCTTTTTCGTCAAAAAGTGGATGTGGTCTTCATAAACATAACGGTATTTACCATCGACAAGGATATGTTTAAAGGCTTTCGTTGGTTGCTTTGCATACTGCACAAATCGTGTTAAGCTATTGTTTTTAATGTTTTCTTTTGTGCGCACCTCTTTGAGCGTTTTTTCTTTACATCGATAAATCCAAAAATCATTGAGCTTTCCGGTTATCTTTCTGGTACGCACTTTGATATAACCCAGTCGCTTCATGAGCTTGCTAAATTCTGCGTCATTACGGATTAAGTTGCCGATATATCGTAGCGGTTCAGCTTGCCAGCCTTTAGCTTGATAAATTTTCATTAATGCGCGATGATGATGTTTATTAAAAATCGTGTATTTATCGCCTTGCTTGGGATTACGGTATAATATCCAATTATCAGCGGCTTCTTTCCGTGCTTTTTGGTCAATCAACAACGCGAAGGTAACCAAAGGTGAACCATCTTTACGTTCAGTGAATTGCTGGCTAACTTTGCAAATAATATTCAGTGCATAACTATCAATATCTTTAGGCTGCACAAATTCATAATAATCATTATTTTTCAATCTATTAGTTGTGCGCACCTCTGAATGATAATCATAAGATTTTTTATCCTGACCTGTTAGTCCAATATCGCTATCTGCCTCATGAACGGAAATCCCCGAATTAAGCCACACTAACCCATTGCCATCGTGTCTTAGTCCCAAATCCGTTAATGTGCAAATACCGTTGTTAATGGCTAACCAGTTGCCCGAAGTAACCGCTTTTCGAAGATTAAATATATCGAAGTCCTCACTTTGGACACAAAGGTATCCTTCACGGCGATTTTCCCTGCTTTGAATTTTCATATTTTTGCCTATTTGATTTTTATTTGGTGGGGTTTAGCGGATTACAGGTGAAGTTTTCTATTAACACTTTTGGCAATTTGTCACGCTTTCCAGCACTGCCTCCCGTCCAGTAATAATCAATTTCTTTAAATTGCATTCTAAACATGGACGGCTGGGATAAGATTTTCAGGCAATCCTGTTCTGATAGTGCTTTGTCACTATAGTGCTGCCAATACACGGGTTCGCCGCCATTTTTAACAATGGTTGCTTCGATTTGGTATTTCATTGGGTTTCCTGATACGAATAATCTAACAGTAAACTAAGCGGCTTGTCTGCGTGAACGGTAGCTTTCCCAAGTGAACGTGAGTGTACAACCCCCTCCGTCATTCATCCTGTCCATAACTCGCTCGCCAACAAAGGTTGCTAATTCTTCCTTGGGCAAATTACTAATTAATATCGTTGGTTTTAAATTTTCATAACGACAGTTAATAATTTCAAATAAAATCATTTTTTCCACATCACTACCGAATTGGACACCCACCTCGTCGATAATAAGCAGGTCTGGTGAAGCGTACATTTCAATTACATCTGACTCACGTTCTTCTGAATCCTTCGCCCATGTTGCCTTAAAGTTTCGGGCAATTTTAATAGCTGATGTCAGCCTGACCGAAGCCATGAAGTTTTCAATAATCGATTTCCCTATTCCAATTGCCAAATGGTTTTTTCCTGTCCCTGGCTTACCACACATAACCAATCCTCCGCCTTGTTTCAACCTTTCAGGCCATTTTGCAGCATAGGACTTACAAACAGCTAAACACTGTCTGGCGTAACTATTGATGGGTTCATAGTTATCCAGTGAAGCCATATCAAACCGTTTCGGAACATTGAAAAATTTTAGTAAATTAAGCTTTTCTTGATGAACTCGCTTGAGCTCAACCGCTTGATACTCCTGCTCTAGCGCTATTATTTTTTCTCTCAGGCATTCAGGACATTCACCTTGTGTTTCCATCCCTCTCAGACTCAACAATTTTCGCTTGTAAGTTTGATATTCTCCGTGTTTTTCACAAGTGACAGTTATCTCCTGCACGACAGTATTTTCTATCACTTTCGGTTTTTGAAGTGTATCTTCCAACCGAATTTTCAATGATTCGATTTTTGTTCGATAACCCATGTTACACCTCCGCCCATGATGGAATTTCGGTTTGACCATAATCAAAATGCGAAAAATTAGTCACCATACCTGAAACCTTTCGAACAGGATTTCTTACAGCCTGTTTATTCTGGTAATTCAGTTTCTGACTCGTGGTGATAAACCATTTCTTCGGTTTGTCGTGTTGATATTCAATATCCAGCCTCAGTAATTCACTGGGCAGATCGAGATTGGGGTAAAGTTTTTGCCAATCAGCGAAGTCTTTGTGATTCAGGCGTATCACCTTTCCCTCAAACGCATATTTTTCTGACATCGAATGAACATCAGCAGATATTTCTTCCCCTTCATCCTCACAAGCCATTTTTTCGGCTTGGGTGTTATAGGGAATCAGGTTAAGGGAATCAGGAATCAGGTTAAGGGAATCAGCAGGATTAAAACTGTGCTTGTATGGTGCTTGCACTGTACTTGTACGGTACTCTTCTTTTTTATCTTGTTTTTCAGTAGCTTGAAATAATCCATCATGTTCCTGAACAACAGTCGGCGACAAATTGTTTGGCTGTTCATCCTGTTTAGAAGTCAATGTCGATTGATTATAACCAACATGAGAAGTGTTTAAATTTTGTTCGTTCGTTTGTTGGGTTTTAGGTTTTAAGTGCTTGTCAGATTCTTGCACTGTATTAGTATGGTGCTTTTCTGATGCCGCTTTATTATCAATAAATTGAGTAATCTGTTCAGGGATTTCACTGGGTGACTCTTTACAATGAGGATTTTGATGTTTTTTCCAATTATTAATTTGGATGTAGTCATTCCCATCAACTGAATACCGAGTGATAAAATTTTTACTGTGTAACTGGGACAATAACTTTTCACAATCCGCTTCATCATAAGGTAATACCATTGCTTTTATTTTACGGGGCTTATCTTCAAGACGACCTTCTCTATCCGCAATCGTCCATAATCCCGCGAACAAAAGTCTTGCTAATGGTTCGCACTCAGCTAAATCATCATTGCTGAAAAAACCAGGTTTGATATTTCTTGCTCTTGCCATAACTTTATCTCTTTTAGTGAATTTGTAACTTTTTCAGGACTTTGATACTAACCGACGGGCAAAATCTTTGTTTTTTGATGCAGCAACCAATAGCCCATCAGGACTATCTGGATGGGCTTTTTCTTCATGGTTTTTATTGATAAATCGGCGATTTCTTGGCATAATGACCTCGCTGAAATTGAAAGAAAAAAAGGGAAATTCGTCGTTTCCCTTCTCCTTGAAATACTAAACTTTCTTCATCAAACACAAAGCTCATTACAATTCTCAAAAGCTTCATCGTTTTTTAACCTTGAAGCTTCTTTTTTTGGCAATCTCAAATGCTCTAGCATGTCTATCAGCTTGCGTATCTCTTCACCTGAGATATTCGTGATAACTACCTCCTGTGTCGATGAATCAGGCACACTCACTACATGCCTAGGCAAGCCGTATTCTGAAACGACCTGACAGGCTAGTTTAAATATTCTGGTTTTATCCCGACTCGCTGTTGAGGGGTGAATCCCTAGTGATTTAGCAAACCCGTTATTACCGCCTTCTGATGCCATCTTCTGGTAGAAGTAAGATTCTAAATGCTCAGGTTTGCAGGTGATTTTGATAGTATTTGAATATTCCATGGTTATAATCCTTAAGTAATAAAATTCCCTACCTCGATAGTCCTATGAGGTTTGTGAAAAAATAATAGATAGAGTGAGATTGTGAGTGATTAAGTGGGTCTTGCCGCTTCAGCCATTTAGCAGGACGCTATCCGGTCGCCCGATGGTATACCGCATCGTTCGGTGAAATGTAGATTAATTTATGCTGCTATTAGCTCTGGCCAGATCTTATGCCAATCATCAGGTCGTAAATCTTTGCGTGATACTTTGCCACAGGTGGCTAGCTCAATTTCAACACATCGTTTGGGTGATATTGCGCACAAACCAGAGGCCATTTGTGATAAAAATGATTGAGAAACATTTATTTTTTCTGCTAATAGCCTTACCTCTCCTCGCTTTAAGGTTGATAGGTATTCCTTAAGTTTCATAGTATTCTCCTTTTAATCACTTTTTAAAATTTACCAAATACTAACGAATATAGCAACTGTTTGCTTATTTAGTTTTTACTAATCAAAATATGTATATGGATATTAAAGAAATCAGGCGAAAACGCCTTAAAGAATGGTTTTCTGATAAACCACTACCTGAAAAAGATAGAAGCTATTTATCACAGTTGATAAATGGAAAGTCCTCTTTTGGTGAAAAAGCTGCTGCTAGAATCGAAAATGATTATCGGATGCCAATAGGATATTTGAGCAATCCATCTAAAGAAATCAATGATGCAATTATCATTATCCAAGATCGCCGCGAGCAGACTCTCCTATCGTTATTTCGTGAATTACCAGACTCAGAAAAAGAGAAAATGCTTTCTCTATTCGAAGAAAAAGTAATGAACTACAATAAACTCTTCAATGAACTTCTAAAAGTAAAAAAATTCAAAAAATAACTTCTTATAATTGATTGAAATTAAAGCGCCTGTTCAGGTTGCTTTAGTTTTTTATGAATTTTTATTAACTAAATGATTGACATATAAATTTAGTAAATGGTAAATTTACTCCATCGAAGGCAAACAGCCAGCGATTGAAAAAAGTGAACGGCGCACTCTAACGCACGGGCGGACGGCGTATCTCACAAGAGACAATGTACCGAAGTGGCAAAACCCATTTTTCATTACAAACACGATTATTTATTCATCTAATTTGTTAAGGAAAAATATTATGAAAAAAACATCTGCTATATGCCCTGTATGTTCTAAACGTTTCAATCCCAACAAATCTTACGAACACATTAAGGAATTTCACCCTACAGCAAGTGACTATCAATTAGCTATCATTCGTGATGTACGTCGTAAATGTTATGGGCAGAGTAAACCAGTGAAACATAAAAATGCGGCTTTACTTCCTCACACATCAAACTTTGCAATATCACGGACAAGAGCCACTAAATTAAGAGTTGCCTGACAATTTGATAGTCTTTGCAGCAATCTTATCCTACACTTAATCCATAAGTTTCAGATAATAGTTTTCCCTCCCGATAGGCTGGGAATTTAATAATCTCCCAATTTCAGGGAGGCCAGGTTGTTAAAGAGCGGCTGTTGTTTAAAACAATCTATTAATAAAATTAAAGCGAATTATTTTTCAGAGTTTTTATTGTTTTATTTTGATAGAGGTCAACTTCAAGCATTAGGTTCTTTTTGGTCAATTTTTCAATTAAAAGAGCGTATTTCCAAGGGACAACTTCTTCCCAAAGACTAACTGTAGATTTGGAAATATTAAGAACTGTTGCTGTGGCAACCGTACCTCCAAAATAATCAATCACATTTTTCTTAAGCATGAACTTATTTCCATCCATCGGAGATTTAGTTACGCCAAGAAGTTTACACAACAAAACAAAAATGATCAACATTCAAAACAAAAAATGTTTAATAATATAAACATGAAAAAAATGACTATTAATGAACGTATTATCTCGCGTATGCGAGAATTAAAGCTAAAACACAAAGACATTGTGAAAGCGACTAAAGCCTCTAAGGGAGCAGTGAGTCAATGGATCAATGGTGGGAATAAACCGTCAGCTGATTATGTTGCTGCTTTAGCCCACGTCCTTAACGTAAGTGAAAAATGGTTATTAGAGGGTGAGTTAAATGATGAAGTAAAACCCTATCATCATAAAATGAAAAAAATACCACTACTATCACTAGAGCAGGCAGTAACATGGAGTGATAGTATTATGCATGATAATCCTTGGATAGAAACTTCTTTTAATACCAATAATTCCTGTTTTGCAGTTAAAATTAAAGGAGATTCTATGGTAAGCACAGCTGGATCAGGGGTTTCACTTCCTGAAGGAGCTTTGTTAATTATTGATCCTAAATATAAAGTTAGCAGTGGTCTGATAGTGGCTGCTCATTTACCTAGTTCTGATGCCATTATAATAAAAAAATTAATTATAGACGGACCAAATCATTATCTTGTCTCTATAAATCCCAATTACAGACCTATCCAGATTGACACTTTAGATTGTATCATTGGTGTCGGAACTCGCATTGAGTTTGATCTTGTTTAATCCACTCTTTTTAATAACTCACTGAATTAAAAAGTAAATCTAAAATTCTTTTAACATAAACCGCCTACCTAAAGTTTAGTTAATAAAACATATATTGACATATTTTGTTTTGTTATCTAAACTAGATTATATCAACTCACTGCAACAGGCAAACGCCAGACAATACTACGAGTTATCTGAAACTTTGCCAGACGTTGCCAAGTAGCCAGCCCGAGGCATATGAACATGAAGGCAAGTGACGACAGTTGAACACTACCGCTCTTTAACACCATTTCGCTGAAAAAGCGTAACCACAAAACACCCAAACAGTCGGTTTTGGGGTGTGTGAAATAACCAAATTGCAGCCATAAAGTTGAAACCAACACCAGGGTACTACCAATATGACTGTAAATATAATCCGGATACCTCCGGCACACACCACCAAAACCCATTGTCAGGAGGTAATATGTGTAACTTTCATGGTTATGATAATGCTCGCTGTCGTAGACATGAGCGTAGAAGCGCCAAGCGAGCAGCCTATAACTATAACAAAGCGCTTAATTTGGCATTGAAAGCAGCGTTAAACCCATCTAAAAAATCTAACCAACTAACAACTCCAAATCCTAAACGCCCTGTTCTTTCACTAAAAAGAAAAATGATGAACCGTGTAGAAATAGCAATTTCAATACGCCCTACTAAAGTGTGTGACACATTTAATAATTGCTGTTTGCCTATAGCAGCTTTGTATACTTCCAGACGGTTTAATAATAAACCTAAATCAAACTTCGGAGTAACCGCTAATGCTTGATAATGACGAAAAAGAGCACAGAGAATGCAAATGGTCTTGGACTGACTCAGATTATTTTTGGGAAGCATCTTGTGGGTTTACATTTCAATTCATGGGTGGTAGACCGAAAGAAAACGACATGAACTACTGCCCTGGATGTGGAAATAAGTTAATTGTCAAAAACACCGCCGCCCTATCTGTGTTCTGGGGCATGTAACTGCGAAATTTTGAAACAATTAATTGGTTACTCATTAATTTAATAGTAAATTATGTCCATACTCAAAAAAGGCTAAAAGTATGGAAAGAAAAGGTAACTATTTAATTGAACCAGTTGAAGAAATTGGTAATGGTACTTTTGGTAAAGTTGAATTAATAAACTTATTCAATTTGAATGGAAAATTAGCTGGGCAATATGCTAGAAAAACGTTATCAGTTCAAAAAGAATATGTTGGCTCAATATTTACTCATGATGAATTGAGAAGAAGATTTAAACGAGAAGTTTTTTATCAAGCTAATTGTAAACATTCTAATATTGTCTATATATGTATGCATCACATGGAAATCGACAATCCTTGGTTCATCATGGAACTTTCGCAAACAGATCTCAGAAAAGAACTTTCAGAAAATATATTAGATATAAATAAGAAAGTGGAAATAACAAAAATGATCTTAAAGGGAGTCATTTATGTTCATCAGAAAGGCTATCTTCACAGAGATCTAAAACCCGCTAATATTCTAAAATTTAACAATGATGTTTATAAAGTATCAGATTTTGGTCTAATAAAAAACTCAAATAACGAATCTGAATCAGAGATATTAACAAACATTCAAATTGCGTTAGGAACTGTAGAGTATATGTCACCTGAGGCGAAGAGGGGAGAATATAGTATACAGTCAGATATCTACGCACTAGGAGTTATAATGGAAGAAATGGATATTTCAGCTATTGACGGTGTTGATGACATTATACGTAAGAGTACTAATCTAAGACGTAAAGATAGGTACCAATCTGTTTCAGAAATGTTAGTTGGCTTTAACAAAGTGATTGAAAGGAGAGAGGAATGATAGAGCTGTTAAATTGTGGTTTCTTCTCCTATGGTAAAGACGATACTAAGGAAAATCAGGATTCTATTTTACCTCCATCAAAAATAGGTAATGGTTACATCTTTGCCATAGCTGACGGTGTGGGTTCATATAATGGTGCTAAATTAGCCTCTCAAATAGCTATTAATTACCTATCAAAAATGGTTTTAGACCATGATATAAATATAGATTCTATATTCAGCATTATTAAGGATGAGATTTTTAAAATTTCAGATGAAAACCCTGATTTATATCGTTCCGCAACAACCCTAACTTTTTGTTATGTTAACAACGATAGTGTCCACATAGGGCATATTGGTGATACAAGAATTTATGTAAAAAATAAAAATAAACTAATCCAATTATCTAAAGACCATACAGTACATCAAAATCTATTAGATGAAAAAATATTTACAAAAAAAGAGTTAAAAAATATTAAAGGAAAAAATAAACTCACAACGGCTATATCAAGAATCGTTGAGCTTCAATACCAGAAGCTATGCTATCCAGTTTCTGAACTTACTGAACATAATGGGCTTTTGAATTTGTACATCATGTCAGATGGTGCCCATCATTTTTGGGAAAAGCGCCCCAGATTCTCTATCGAAACACTAAAAAATCCTATACGTTTTGCTTCCAGCTTACAAAGAAGAATAAATAAAAATACTAGTATTGATGATTATTCTCTAATTGCAGTAACTTTCCTGCCCAAATCACAGCTCGCTTAATCACTTATCGTATATTACACAAAATATCCTCCCTATTTATAGTGAGGTTAAAATTAAATCAGGGTAATTAATAAACTTGTATTATTTTTAACCCATAATCAATTTAAGGATGTGTGAATGCGGCTCTGCGCTCGTGGGACAGTCAAGACTATAAATTATCTTTCAAATAGCTAAATATAGTTTGATTGCGTTAACCCGTCCGTGATGACTGTAATCGGACACCGAGAGGCACTCGGCATGCATCCTAACTTTTCAGCAAATGTTAACAAGGAGTACAGATAATGAGACTGGACAATCCACGCATTGTAACGGCAAAGCATCCCAATATGGGTAATCTGGTTGGGATTACTAATGGTAGTCGTCATTTGAGCGATGCAAAATACTTAAGCAGCATTGATATATGGAATGACGACGACATGGAAACACGCACTTTTAAAACAATCATACAATGCTTAACAAAGGAAAATGATTATTTAAAAAGAGAGAAGCGAAGACTAATGAAGATACATTGTGAAATTGGTGGGCTATGCAGGACTTGAACCTGCAACATAGGGACTAGAAGAATTTGAGTATTGCTGTTGCAGCACCGATAGTCAAAACTATCACACTACCCAGCTTTAAAAGTAGTCCTGTAGCAATATGTTCAACATCCTTACGAATTAAGGCTATCTGAGCGTCAGTTTTTTCAAAACGTGCTTGTATCTGAGCTTCGTTCTTCTCAAAACGAGCAGCCATATCTTTGCGAACATCAGCTATTTCAGCAGATAAGTCTTTACGAACATCAGCAATATTGCGATTTACCTCAACAATATCAGCTTTGGTCGCTACATCCGCAACTTCATGCGATCTACGTACAACAAGTGAAATAGCTTTAGCTTGCTGACTAGTAAGTCCAGCCGTTTGAAGCTCTTCAGATGCTTGTAGTGTATCAAATGCAACCTGACCCATAGGGAATCCTCCTTTTTGGTAAGTATAACGGGTTTAGGGTTCAATCTGCAAAATCTTTCACGTTAATACCTTAATTCGTTTCATTACGGAGAAATATTTTTATGTCTAAATTAGTTGTTATTGAAAATACCGTTGTCCGTCAAGATGCTTTCGGGCGTTATTGTCTGAATGATTTACACCGTGTGGCAGTTGCACAAGGTAAAGCAACTGAGTCTCAGCGGCCATCTGCTTTTATTAAAAGTAAAGGTATTTCTAAAGTAATAAAAATCTTAGGTAAAAATTCAGTACAAATAATGCATGGTGGTATTGAATCAGGAATTTGGGCTGTAGAAACATTAGCTATCCGTTACGCTACGTGGCTCAAAAAAGAAACAATTATAGAAAAAAATAGAGCAACAACCGCTTGTAATTATAACGTAATAACTCATCAACAAGAGTTTACCGATAAGATTAATGCGGGACTTATATTACTGGATTTTGCAAAAACAGAGCTGAAGCTCAAGCCTTCTGAAATAATTAACGCGACAAATAAATTGGGTCAGTACATAGGCATAGAAAATATTCTACGATAACCAATTCCCACGATTGCTAAGCGTGATGGTGAACGGGATTACAGCAGCATAGTAAAACATTGACATTTTAAATACCCATTGACGAAAGAAGAAATCATGCGCTATATTCTATATTAAGTGCTGAACACACCTTTTGATATAGCGGATACCGCTCCCGAAAGTAATGCGGTTTTTTTACGTCCATAGATTGTTATGGTCGGGTAGCGAACAGTATATACAACACCCTATTGGGGAAAACTGTTGGCCGTCTATATCCGGTGTTCAAGTACCCGACCGCCCATCCGAACAATGGGTGATATTGAACAATTGATATAGGATGTAAAAATGAATACTCAACTCAGATCATTTTATTTTAACAATATCTACGATGTGCGTGTACAGATTATTAATTCTGAACCATGGTTCTGCCTTAATGATGTTTGTAAAGCTTTGACAGTCATAAACTCAAGTGATTTGCTTTCAAAACAGTTAGATAAAGCTGGGGTAGAAAAAATCTACCTTAGGTCAGATGGGCAGAGACGGCAATTTGCCTTTGTAAACGAACCTAATCTTTATCGTGTTATTTTCCGTAGCAATAAGCTGGAAGCAAAACAATTTCAAGATTGGGTATTTAATGAAGTTTTACCGTCTATCCGAAAAACTGGCAAATATGAGCATCCTCAGCCCAGACCCGAAGCACCAGAACTCTTAAATGATAACGATACTCGCAATTTGGCTCATCTTGTCTGGAGCATGGCGAATGGATTTAGATTTGAGAGGGCATGGACGCAAGGTATCTGGTATGCGCTACGTCATGCGACAGGAATCGTATCGCCTCAGCACTTCGAGGTTAATCAAATCGCAATAATTGCAGAAGAATGCCGACGGATTTACGGCATTACTGACACGCTCAAATCAGCTATCTTCGATGCTGAAAAACAAGCCATTCGTCGTCTACTCCGCCATAAGGAAAATGTCGAGATCGTCCTTCGTGAAATGCAGCAACTGTTAGAAGCCAGTACTCACGAACATGATAGCGTCATGACACAATCCCTTGAAAAATGGCAACAAGCGAACGTTAATCGCTTCCTCCAACGTAACTAAATAATCTTAACGCCCCTTTTTACAGGGGCAATCATTCATCAATTTAACTATTGAAGGATACCCTTATGCAAAATTTAATAAATATCGAAACAAAAAACATTAACGGCGGATTAATCCAAACTGTTAATGCCCGTGATTTACATGCGTTTTTAGAGATTAAATCCAGATTTAATGACTGGATAAAAAATCGGATTAGAGAATATAACTTCATAGAAAACTTAGATTTTATAACGCTTACTAAAAATTTAGTAGGCGGTGGCTCAAGAGTTGACTATCACATTTCACTCGATATGGCAAAAGAGCTATCAATGGTTGAGCGCAATGAAAAAGGTAAACAGGCCAGACAGTACTTCATTGAATGCGAAAGACGAATTTTACAATCACAATTACCCAATAACCCAACAACTTTAGGCTTACCTAATTTCCTTGACCCTGCTGAATCAGCCATTGCATGGGCTGAGCAGCATAAAAAAGTTCAACTGTTAGGGGTACAGGTTCAACAGCTTGAAACCGAAATCGATAGCCTAAAAAACCTGTTTCAGATTGGTATGACACCTGTTCAATTCTGCAAGCAGCTTAATGGCGTAAATATTAACCAGGTCAACCTTTTTCTGGAATCGCGTCATTTTCTCTACGATGCAGAAAAGGATATCAGCAAGGCTCATGTCTGGCGTGTTCATTCTTATGCGAGAGATACCTATCTAACCGAATCACCCTTCATCATGACAAACGATTACGGGAAACGCCAGTGTTATAAAATCGTTCTGCTAAAAAAGGGGGCTTCATGGCTATATAACCAATACCTCAAAAGTAAGCTACCGATGAAGAAAGACTGGAACGGCGAATTCACTCACGACAAATATAGTCAGGTGGCATAAGGGGTAACGATGAACAAAGACAACATCCTGCTAGCGCTGGCAAGACAGGCAGCAAAGTTAGCGATTGATACCCAACGACAAGATATATGGCTAATCGCTTTATCACTGCAACTAAAAGCTTATGGAAAAAATCATCATGCCCCTTAAATCTGAAAAGGCGACAAAAACGCCATCTTAAAGAAAAAATTATCACTCTGCTACTGGATTCGTCCTTTTTCACAAAATGAAATCGAGTTATTAGTCGCGGAGATTAAAACCAGAAAAAACAGGATGCTATTTCAGTTCGAGGAGGTCAAATGAACCCTTACGCCATGCAAGATTACTGGTACGAACAACAGCAAGAAATTGCTTATTGGGAAGACAGGCTGGACGACGAAATCAGCGAACTTGTCCAGCCTGTTTATGACTGCCTACCTTCCTCAGTGATGCGAAAACTCAGTATTGAGGATTTTGACGATATCTGGAAGGCGCTGTTTAACCATTTCAAAAATGAGAACATCCATCAGTACAAAGCACTTC